ATTTACTGGGAATGTATTCCAAGTCGATTCATAATAAATGATTGTGGGTACTGTTAAACCTTGAATTGGATAACCACCTACGGGCGTGTTTTGGATTTGAAACATTGGAGTGTTCTTATAAGGTCCTAAAGAACTTAATCCCGTACAAGCCAACTCTATATAATTTTGGTCGTTTCCCGTCGCTTGAAAACAAATAGTACATAAATTGTTAACGTATTGAATTTCAAAGTATGGTCTACCATGCCCAATAGCTACACTATAGCCATAACTTCCGCTATAACCTACCGCCGTATTATCACTAAAAGTCTCAATATAATTAATTGAACCATATAGAATTGCTTTATAAATGTATTTTGCAAGATACTTACTTGCGGTTGTGTTTGGGTGGATATTATCGCTAGTGCTAATAAAGTCTTTATTATGCATAATCCAATTAAGATTATTAATAAAATCGCAGTCACCATCCGCCCAAATATGGAAAGCCTGGTTATAATATTGAAAGCGTTCAAGTTTACGATACCAACCAATAAACCCAAGATGAATAGTACAATTAGGTAACACACTTCTAACTCTAATTAAAAACTCATTTAATCTACTTCTAATTTGTTCATCCGTTGACAGTGATGCATGTAATAGGTTACCATCATTTGCACCACCAAAAACATACAAATCAGTAATGCTATTTTTCTCGTCTTGTGTCCATGATGCGGTATTAGAATTAAAAATATTAATAAAAGCTTCATTTTTAGAATCTTCCCAACCAAAACCTGCACCACCGACACTCCAATTATAGGCATAAATACTTTTAGGAATCATGCTTTCAAGTAATGTTGAAAATGAAGAACCACCGACACTTTCATCTACTCCATAACTGTCAGTCATAAGAATAAATTTTCTATCTTTTAGTTTAGCAAATTTTTCATTGACATCATTCATAAAATTTTCAAGTTCTTTATCAATGCGTGTAACGGTTTCATCAATTTCTTGTTTATTTTGTTTAATGAGTTCACGTCCCTCGGTATCTTTAATTAAATAAGTTCCACTGCTCATTTTAAATTTATCAATATATTGTGTCATATTATCACTCCTTATAATATTTTAGTTGTCACGGGATCAGTTAAAGTATTGGTAAATACAAAAGATAAGCTTGTATCATCTGCATTATAAATTCCATCAAGTGTAATTTTCCCACTTGCTAAAAGTTCATGTATATTTTTTTCGATTTCTTCCAAGAACCTCGCATAAATATCTATTAATCCTTTATATCCGTCGATTAAATCTTTATATTGTTTAATCAAAAACCCCAAATCTTGGTCATAATTCCCTGTATGTGGATAATCATATAAAGCCATAATATTCCCTCCTTAGTATGGTAATTGATTTGTATACGCTACGTGTAGACAAAATTCATCAAAAAACATTCTAGCGATAACTTCATATACATTGAATCTACTTTGTAAATCAATTTCTTGATTAAGCATGTCGGCAGTAGTTGTAACACCAATATTTCCTTTTTCTATATCTTCAATAGTTAATTTAATATTTTCTTTTTCATTTCCTCTAGTGTTATTATTTCCATTTTCATTCCTATTATTATGAGTGCTTGTTTTACTGTCATTTGAAAACCCGCTAGTGTCATAAGCGCTCACTTGGTTTATATCCTCGCCATTATCGTTAATAGAATTATTATGTGAGTTATCAACAGTATTATCTTTACTTCTTACAGTTGTTTCAATATGTGTTTTTGTTCCATCCTTATTCCAAATGGGATTATAATCTTTATCATATTTCAATGAATAAAGATAAACTAACTTATCAAATTGATCCTTGTGTTTTTTAAAAAAGTACTGCACCTTAATTTGTAGGATTTCTATTTCCGGATATATAGGCTCATTCATTCCGCATACATCCATAATAGCATTTATTAATGTATCTTTATCTAATTTATCATTAATATCAATATCTTTAAAAACTTCGTCATAAGTATACAATTGACAAATACTAGCAAAACTAAACATCAATATCACTCTCCATTTCTTTTTGAAGTGTAGTTATTACCCTTGAATTAATAGAGAAATGCAAATTAGTAATATCATCAAAATTAGGGTTTTCATTGATTCTTTTTGCGCATTCATTAAGCGAATCAATATATCGAACGATTGTACAAAGTACTTCACTATTATTAGCGTTAACCTCATCACTGTTCAATCGCTCCCTCTTATCAGTGTTAGCGTTATTAATCCCAATTTCAGTTAAAAACTCATTCATAATACTTCTTTTCGTTAAAAGTAAATCATTACCAATGTACGTATTTTTGACATTTAAGAAATAACCACTGTCATTGTCTTTACCGATATTTTTCATCCCTTTTTTTAAGAATACGGCAGGATTTCCTCTTGAAACATCATCATACATTTTTTGTAATGATTTCACTTGAGCATCAGTTTCCGCTTCAAAAACATGAGCAAGTCTAGAATTGTATAATGAAACATTTAAAGAGCAATCAATATTAGCTAGTAGAACCGCATATCTATTGATCAATGACATAACCCCTTGAAATTTGTTATATTCATAATTAATATATAATAACTCACCTTTTTCACCTATTTTTTCATCTATTTGTCTTAAAACGGGATTATTTACTAAAACGTTAGTCGGCATATAATACATATTTTGTCCGTAAAAACCGCCCTCTAAAGCAAGAGTACCTATATCAGTTTTAACAATTGGAATATATCCATTCGTTAAAAGTACATCCCACATATTGTCAATATTCCAATTAGACGGATAACCAGTAACAGTTAAAACACTTTTTAATTTAGTCATTAATTGAAACTGATAATAAAAGAATGAATTATTAGTCATGTCATTTACTGATTTAGGGTTGTGATGGAAGAACCCTCGTACTATTTCAGTAAAACCATTTCCATATTCTTTTTTACTCAAGATACACACCTCCATTTAATAAACTATCTATTTCATCTTTATATTGCTTTGGGGCCCAAGTGTTTACGTTTGCGTTTGTTGTTTGTACATAACCACTCAAACCGCTCAAGGATAATACTTGATTGCATGGTCTACCATAATTAGTAGCTAAACTACTAGGTTCAACATTTGTGTTATGAGAAATACATACAAGTGTTATATCTTTTTTAGATATATAAGAAGTATTACCACCACTTCCGCCAACCGAACCAACATTTGTACCGATAGCCGATGTGATAGCATTAAAAGCCGAAACTCCCGCACCCGCATAATTTCCCATCAAACCCGCTATACTACCCGCAACCACATTTCCTATAGCACCCAAAGGATTCCCTTGTGTAACTGTAGAGACTTGAATAGGGACACCCATTTGAGCCACACAACGTGCTTGATTTTCGACAATATAACAAATTTCTCCAACGACACTATCAAGTGTCATATTGATGTTAATACTTGATTGACCTTGAAAATTATCGGCATTTAACTCAAGCCATCCATAGGCTGGAAGATAAAGTAATAATGAGGTAAATTGGCTTCTATTTCTAAAATCGCTAAAATTCCAAGGGATAGGAATAGAAACTCTTCCCGTAGCATCACGATTGACGGCATTTCCTACGACACCTGTATTATATCCACCTGCAAATATAATTTCACTAATCGCTCCCACAATAGTGCAAGGGTTGTATATGCAAGAAGTAATGCAAGAACCCGTATCAGTTAGCATTTTTGAAATTGCATTATTGGGGTCAGTGAACAATTCCGCAAAAGCGTTGTCGCTCATTTTTGACATGATTCTAGCAAGTTGTGAATCAGTAACCGCCACATAAGGATTTGAATGAGTACCAACATAAGAAATGATATATCTAGGTTGTGGTGTAGCGATAAATGATAAGTTAGCACTACTAGTATTGATAATCGCATTTTTAGCACTTGATAAACGAGAATCAATTAAATCAGTATTGTAATTACTACTCGAATATAAAACATATGCACTTGTACTTTTAATATCATCTTTCCAAGATGCTAGAACATCAATCTCACATGAGATAGTCCAAACACCGTTACGAGTGTTAATAATATCAGTTATATAATAGTACCATGTGCCCCATGATAGATAAGAATAGTTTGTTGGATTTGTAGTTAAAATAAAAGACGGGTTGTAATGGCTACAACCCTCTTTTAAATTAACATTTACGAGAGTACCTTTTGAGGGTCTTTTTGTAGAATTTCTACGTTTAGTAAAATTGTATAGTGTTATTTCCATAACCCTCACTCCTTTCTAAGCATCCGCAATGACAAACACTACAAAGTTTTCGCTTAAATCATTAAAATATAACTCTTTATGATGATAGTACGTGTTATAATATCCACCTGCACTATTGAACGGAGTAGTAGAGTTCCAGCTATCCTTTTTATATAATCCTAGCGCGTCACGGTCATATAAAACCGCTAAAATACCACTATAATTTACTGCCGTACCATCACTAGCAATTTTAACATTAATTTCACTTGGTTTTTTGATACTTTGCCAAAAGCTAGTGGTATGATAATTATTTAATTTTACATAGTTATCTCTAAAAGCTTGATATTGAACCACAGTTTCAAGACGACTTTCAAAATCTTCTAGAACACGTAAATGTTGTAAAGATTTAGGTGTATGTCGTGTTTGTGTTCCGTCGTTATATTCACTCGACATATTTTCCATATATTTTGAATATAAGTTGATACGCGATACACAATAAGCTAAAAATTCTTTATCATGCAAGCATGTGTTAACTGTCAACGTTTTATTAGTTTCAGCATTATACAAAGCCAATAAATTAATTTGTTTTTTAGCATTAACTTTTTCTCCAATAAAGTTATTAATACAGTTTCGTGCTAAACTTTCTAGAGATAATTCAATAGCATTTTGAACCTCTCCATAAATAGCGCCAATAAAACCATTCATTGATGTTTCACTAGTAAACGCTTCTTTTAATTGAGTACGTTTAACAGTCACAAAAAATTGATAAGGTGTTTCGCTTGTAAAAAATGTTTGTTTAACTTTAGGGTTAGCTACTTTATACATATCTACGGATTCACCTTCAACTAAATTGTAGCTTTCATCTTCTGTGGCTTCAGGCATTGAGACTTTAATTTTTTGAACAATGTTACCCCACTGCATCGAATCAAGAACCATATCGCTATATTTAGATTTGTATTCTCTAAAAGAAATAATTGTTCTTCCAATTCTTTGTGCCAACGAATTTAGCCATGTATCCGCTAAACCATTAGTTGTTAAAATTGATTCACCTAATGAGATTAGCCCTTGTTCGTCAACAACTGTCAAGTTAGTTAAGCCCATTGTTTGTTTGTTTACTGAATTAACAATATCATAAATTTGTTTTACTGCCATTTTTATAAACCTCCTTTAATTATCATATCTTGAGAAACCCTTAAAAGGATTTTCATTTTTTTCTTCAACGTTAGCGTGTAAAATTGCTTGTTCTAATTTTTTAATTTTTTCTTCTAGCTTTTTATTGTTTTGTTCTAGCTTTTCATATGTTTCACGTGAAACGTATTCCTCTTGTTCTTGTTGTTCTTGTTGTTCTTGTTGTTCTTGTTGTTCTTGTTGTTCTTGTTGTTCTTGTTGTTCTTGTTGTTCTTGTTGGTCCATAGATTTTTTTCTCCTTTCTATCCTTTATTTATAAATAAAAGAGAGGAGTAAAAGATTTCCCAATCAGTACCGATGTTCCCATCGTTGGATGTGTACCCTCCTCATCGATTATTATATAATGTGTTAATACTAATGTCAACGTATAATATTTTTTAATTTTAATTTCAAGTCATAATCTTGATAAGCTATCATTTTATTATCAATGTATAAATTAAGTTCCCAAGCTTTTTCTCTTTTAAATAATTTTTCATCGTCAATAGTAGGACATTGACTTTTCATTTTTGAAACATAAATAATGCCACTATCTTTTACTTGATAAAAATATAGATTTTCAAATGAATACAGTGGTAAAAGCTTATTTCTTTGAAATTTCTTTATATCGCTAAAATCATCATTTACGAATATATTTGACGTTGCCATTTTTGTGTAGTCCGCTTCTTTTCCTAAAAGCCTATATAGAGCGGTGTTTTTCTTCTCTCTAGATATTGGAACATCAATCGGTAAATGTAAATAAAGGCCTCGTTCTTCATCAAGAAATTTTTCTTGATTACATTGTATCATAGCCATTATTTTGCTTGGTAATTCTAACTCTCTTAATATAGCATTATCAAGCATATTCGCATTACCGCACAAAATTATTTTTACGGGGTTTCTTCCTTTTATTTCTCTATTTCTATTGACTGTTTCAATCATGTCAAAGAACAACGTGGCTTGTTTCTTATCAATAGCGCTCTTAATAGGTGATTTAGAGATAAATTCATCATAGAAAATATAGTCATAATCATCAAAATCAGTACCACGGTATTTAGCAAATGTTGACAAAGCACCTGCAATTCCATATGAACGTTTAACTATTCTTTCATCATCTTGTATTTCAACTTCTTCTATTAAATAAACTTTTTTCTCTTTGGTAATTTCTATATTAGTCCCACAATCTCTATTGATCGCTTTAAAAGTGTTTGACTCTCTAGTTAGAGACATTTCCATTTCATTCTCACTTGTACGTAAATAAATAAACTTTCTATCATTATCAGTTATTAAACCTTTTTGGATTGAATAGGATTTGCCGATTCCTCGACCTCCTATAAACAAATAAAGGAAATAGTCCGTATTTTTGACTATTTCCCAAGCATTGAAATAAAGACTTTTTTCTTTATTCATTTTTTTAAATTTTTACTTCTAAAGAATAGAAAGTGTTTCCGCTTTTTGATGTACCACTAGTGATTACTACGTCTACTGTAGTGAAGTCGATTGCATTATCATTACATAAGTCTAATAGTTCTCTAAATGAATTCATTACAGTTTTTGAGTTTGTTCCTAAGATTTCTCCTTGGTCAGTTAAGAAACTGATACATTCCATTTCTTCTACTTCTCCGGTTTCAATTGTAGTGATTGTTGATTTTGTAAAAACATATTCTTTGATTTTGAATACATTATCGACAAAATTTTTACATCCAATTGAACCATTCGCTTTTGCGATAGCCATTGCTTTTAATGGTGCTGCATTACTATCTACTACTTTAATTGTTACTTGTTTTTTCATTTTTCTTACCTCTTTATTTTTTTCTTTCTCACTCACTATTTATACGGACTTGTGACCGTCTATCTCATTTTGGTGATGTGACGTCGAATTACTTTGATACAAATACATAATACTGTTATTTCTTTAATGTTGTGTTTTTATTCAGTTGTAATTGTGAGATAGGTTAGTTTAAGAAAGAACCTATTTTTTATGGTCTTTCATACGCTTCTTCAATCATAATAATAATCTCATTGAATGTATAACACTTATAATATTTATAAATTTTTAGAAAATCATCTAAAGTAAAATTTTTTCGATTTAATTTATTATAAGCGGTTGCTCTACAGCATCCTAAAGCTTCCATGATTTTCTTGATTGTCAACGTGGGTAATTCTTTTTTATATTCTCTAGTCATATTTGAGCCTCCCTAACTAAATTAATTCTAACATTATAGAATTTATTCGTCAATATCTTTTCTTGAATTTTCTAATACTTTTAATAAAGTGTTGTTTAGCTCCTCGAACTTATTGCTAAATTCTTTTAAAGTGGTATTATTATACCACATGAAATAAATTAGACACGCTACAGCTACTCCGTTGTTTACAAACAAATTTACTATTTCTTCCATATTTTAATCCTCACTTTCTAAGCCGTTTAAAATTGATAGCATTACATCAGTCATTCCTAAAGTATAAGTTGTATCTACTAAAGCTATATTAGAAGCATTTTCAATTTTACACCCTTGAACTATTAGAAAATGTTTTTTATCGTCATTGTAGTATACTGTTTTTCTTCCACTATCGAAAAATTCAGTACCAATCTTAAAATTAGATAAACCACCTTTTAGTTCTAGTTCTTTAGCACCGCTTTTCTTATTAAGCCCCGCTACTGTAATGCCTATTTTTCCATTTTGATTAAATGCGTATTTTTTCGCACCTAATGTGACGAACTCGTCATATCCTTTTTCTTTATCAAACAATCCTAGAAAATATTTATGATTACCCACCTCGACATAATTAATTATATCATTTTGGATACACCAATCAATCATTTCTTGATTGATATGTTCAAAAACTTCATCATGAGAACCACAATATTTTAGACTATCCGTATCAATATAGACACAATCTAGACCTATTTTATCAATAGCTTTTTGTAAATTTGTTCTACAAATAGCCGTGACGAATAATCCCCATTGATACGTTAGAAAGTTGTTTCTTTTGCTATAATATTCTTCTAAAGTAGAGTTTTCTCCTTTTTCCCATTGATCGTTAAATAAATTTTCTTGACGTATAATATCCGTTACAATCATCCCGTAGAGAGAATTTAATTTATTTTTCGATTTCATGTATTCATATTCTTTTCTTTCAATTCCTTTTAATTGCGATTTCAAAGTGAAAAATTCTATTACAGTATCAGTTAGTTCTTTTGGAAGAAAACCTTTATGAGAGTAGTAGAAATCTTCTACACGTACATTTTCCTCGTCATAATCATATTGATTCATGAAAATTTGATAGTCATAATTTGTCATAGCTATTTTAATGAATTCGGCTTCTAAAACTCGACCATTATAGCAATACTCTTTACCCTTAAAATTACCCTCATATGATGGAGCGATAAATTCTATACATTTTGAATATGGAATATAAGGAAAAGGCACACCTTTTTTCAATTTTACATTTTCAAAAGAATAATATGCTAATGTACAATACCGATTATTATAATCATCTAACATATCAAGTGTTGTTATTGTTTCTTCTTGGAATGGTGTGATTGGATATAGACCACTAATCATAGCATACGGATATGCGCTTGACATATCATAAGACGATACGTCATAATTTATAAAATTAGTTTTATAGCGATTTGAAGCCGTGTTACCACCTCTAAATGCATCCTTGCACAATTGATAAAGTTTATCATCTAATTTTAAATCTAAAAATTGCTTTCTATTCTTTTTATTTTTTCTCATATTGTTTCGACACTCTCTACGTACATAACCCGTTGAGGTTAATGGAATTGTTGTAAGAGTGTCCTCTCTTAATAAATAAATAATAGCTTCATATAAACCCATGACATCATTATAGCAATATCCCAATTCGCTCATTGAAAGTAGTGTGTTTGGGGTAAATACTTTCTTATAATCTAAATCACCACTTCCTTTAAAATAGTGTGCATTAGGTGTGTTTTCGATAAACTTTTTTAAATTCATATTTGAAAGTAAATAAGAGCATCTAAATTCTATATTAAAGTCTTTTGATATAGCTTTTAAAGGTTTTCTTTTATCGATAGCAAAAACATTTTCAAGTTTTAACCAAGAATAGAGAAATTGAAATTCATAAGAAAAGTTATGAATGTAACATACTAATTTATATTTATCATCATAATTTTTTAACGCTCTATTCATTTTTCTTAAAAAAGTTAGAAACTCTTTCCAAGTCCTACCAAAGACCACATAACCATCGATACAAACTTGCCAATGGTACATAAACCCCTCAAAAGAACCGTCAGTTTTTTCTATTGTTGATGTTTCTATATCAAATGTCATTAAATGATTTATATAACGTTTGGTTGATTGTATTAAAGGATTTGATTTTTTAATTCTATAATATGGAAAATCTTCTTGATTGTAGGCTTTTACAATAGCTTTGGTATTATTAAAATTGACTAAACATCCTATCATAGTTATCAATCCTTATTTTTTCTTGATTTTAAAGCCTGGATGTTTCTTCTAAATTTATCCTTATCAAACTCATGCGTGAAGCGTTTCCATTCACGAATAAATTCTTTATCACTTACACCACTCAATCGTGCGCTTTCCCAATCTTCTATAAGGTTTGTTGATCCATAGCCTTTGTCTCTTGCTTCATTTAAGAATTGACCTCCACCCAAAGTTAAAAAAGTTCTAAAATCATCAACATTTATACTTTTAGCAACGTTTGGAGCGGAGTATTTCAATCGAGTTTGTAACGTTTCTACGGCTTTTTCAAGCCCACTTTGAATTGTTTGTTCTACGTAGCTTACGCTAGTTGTAGATGATGCATATTTTGCATATAAATCAACGTTTAAGTCGTAAAGTTCTTCACTTGATAATTTTTCTAGTTGTCTTTTACTTGTCGTATAACGATTTAACCCCGTTTCACTTTGTGTTCTTTTATACGCGTATGATTTATTTTCTATTCCCGCTTTTTCTAGTTCTCTATAACGTCGATTTAATGTTTTTGATAGATATCGCGCGTTGTCAATTAGTTCGTTTCTTGTTTGTTCGTCGTATTTAAGTCGACGTAAACCCATGATTTTTTTATCTTGTTCTTTTATCCTTTTTTCTCTTAACTCTTCAACGTATTTTTTAAGTCCTTTATTTAAAGCCATAAAATCACCTCGTAAGTATTCTAACATATTAGACAAGTGTTGTAAATAGTCTATGATGCGTATATAATTATAGCATATAGAAAGGAGATATATTATGAATGTTGATGATTTTATCGCTAAAATTTTAGCTTATGAGAAATTACCTACAATTTATAAGCTTGGAAAGTTTATGAATAGTTATAGAAAGGGTAAAAATGGTAAGTATTTAGAATGTGATTGTAGCGGATTGATTAAAGGTACTTTATGGGGTTATCCCTATAATGGTAAGTATGGGAATATTTATCCGGATGTTAACGCAAACACGATTATGTCTAATTATTGTTATAACAAATCAAGTGATTTTGATAATATTTCTAAAGGGGAGTTGGTATGGATGAATAGGCATATCGGTGTTTATATTGGTAATGGAAAAGTTTGTGAGTGTTCCCCTAAATGGGAGAATGGCATTCAAATTACTAATTTAAAGGCTAGAAAATGGGCTAAACATGGATATAGTAAGTGGCTTGATTATTCTAGTAATACTAATACTAATAAAACATGGGATATTGAAGCGATCGCAAGAGATGTTTTAAATGGTAAATATGGAAATGGTCATGAGACTAGAAAGAAAATGATTGGTTGTGATGAAGCTACGTACCAAAAAATTAGAAAAAGAGTAAATGAATTGAGTAAATAAAAAGGATAGTTTTAACTATCCTTTTATTTCTATCATAACAACGTTAGAACTATTTATTGTATATTCAATTTTCATATATTCTAAACTTAAACCAATAATACTAAGTAATTGAATAAATGTTACTTTAACAGTTATATTTATAATATCCGTCCCTTTGAAATATATA